GTCCGGAGTTGATTCTGCCTCCGCCCAGGCAGTTGCTGTCTGGCCCAGAAATCGAGGCTACTGATATATCAGTGGCCCCGCCCACTGATATATCAGCTGAGGCTATGTATAACATAACAAAGGAGAAACAGCATGAGGAAGACACGCTGCAGCCGGGCGATGTCACCGGGCGGTGACATTGGAAATCGGGCCCCGAGCCGCGCGAAAAACTCGCAAAAAGCGCATGGCGCGACAGACGCCGCGCAGTATGTCGTACCAGGCGATAGCAATTGCAGATCTGCGCCGCGCCGGGCCGGGCTTCGGGCCGGGCCCGCGCCGGAGGATATCGGATATTCGGATCTTATTGTCCTAAAAGGACTTATCGGAGTTTCGGACCTGAATATCCGAAATTCTGAAACTGGAGTTTCGGACCCAGATGTCCGAAATCACCCCCCGGTTCCGGGGCGGACGGGGGCGGGTGGAAGCTCGGGTAACCCTTTACCACGGGCGAAGGCCAACAAAAAATACAAAATTAAGGGTAAAAAGGGCCTGGCTTCCACCCCCCGGTCTCCTTCCACAAGAGAAACTAACCGCCTTTTTCTCCGGCCACAAATTTCTAAAAAATTTTGGGGCCCCGACAAGGATTTGCCGAAGTATATGTACGCTTTACATTGCGATTTGCGTTCGTGGTTTGACCTAGACGGATATGCTTTGGCACTCGAAGTCGATCCCTATGGTGACGATGAAAGTATAGTGATGACGGTGGAAACGGACTTGTCATATCGTCACATAAGGATCACGCATCATCGCAAACTTCTTGGCCTATGGCGAGAGCGTTCGTTTGCTGAGATCGTCCGAGCAGCTGTTCATGAGTGGGTTCATGTTCTCGTTGAACCGGTTGTTGCCGTGGCCCGCCTGGCCGTTCCGCCGATCATTGAAGCAGAATTTACTCGCACAGTAGAAAACACTGTCGATAAGTTGACGAACTACCTGTACGAGTCCGTACCAGAGGTGTTGAAGAGGAAATACTATGCAAAATGAGAAAATCAGAGAGCTGTTTTTGGCCGCAGATGCAGCATGGCAAGCCATGTGGCCGTTCCGTGGATTCACAAATACAGCCGTCGTTATTACTTGTGAACGCCTCCGAAAGGCCGTAACAGAGTTGCGGCCTTTTATGGAACAACTTCCGGATTCAGAAGAGGAATTGAAGCCAAGTAAGGCTAAATTCAAGCTGACAAAATGAATGAATTAGACGCAAAACTTTGGGCGAAAGGCCCGGCTAAGCATTCATCCACTCCGAGCAAATGGCAAGGACAGGGTAAAGACCAGGGTAGAGACCTGATCTCTTTTTGGAAGGACTTTGTCCTTAAGTACAGAAACGATCCGGTCGGTTTTGTGAAATACTGCTTCAAGGCGGAGCCGGACGGATGGCAATCTCAAGTCCTACGTGACATTGCCGCCGGCGAGAGGCGCATCTCTGTCCGTTCTGGCCATGGAGTCGGGAAGTCGACTTGCGCCTCCTGGGCTGCGTTGTGGTACCTTTTCACCCGCCACACCGTGAAAGTTGTGGTTACGGCTCCGTCCGCTGCCCAGTTGTTCGACGCTCTTTTTGCTGAGATCAAGACTTGGGTCCGCCGTTTGCCGGCGGATATGCAGGAACTCATCGACATAAAATCTGAGCGTATCGAGCTCAAGGCCGCCCCGCAAGAGTCCTTCATCTCGGCCCGTACCAGCCGTGCGGAACAGCCGGAAGCCTTGCAGGGTGTCCATGCCGACTATGTTCTGCTAATCGCGGACGAGGCGTCCGGTATCCCCGAACCGGTGTTCGAGGCTGCTGCCGGCTCCATGAGCGGCCATAACGCCACTACACTCCTGCTTGGAAACCCGGTACGTTCGAGCGGCTTCTTCTACGACACGCACCACCGCCTCCGGGATGAGTGGAAAACGTACCACGTCAGTTGTTTTGATTCGGTTCGTGTGTCGCCGGACTTCGTCAAGGACATGGCCTCGAGATACGGAGAGGACTCCAATGCGTACCGGATCCGTGTTCTCGGCGATTTTCCGCGCAGTGACGACGATACTGTCATCGCCATGGAGTTGATCGAGAGCGCCTGGCAGAGGGATATCACTATTCCACCGAAAACGCCGGAGGTGTGGGGCCTTGACGTGGCTCGCTTCGGCTCCGACTCGACGGCTCTTTGCAAGCGGCGCGGGCGGACGATCATTGAATTGAAGCGCTGGAGTGGGCTTGATCTGATGCAGACGGCTGGAGCTGTCTTCGTGGAGTATAATTCCCTCTCCGACAAGCCCGTAGAGATCCTTGTTGACGCTATCGGCATTGGTGCCGGTGTTGTTGACCGCCTCCGGGAGTTGGGTTTGCCCGTCCGTGGCATCAACGTGTCCGAATCCGCCGCGATGAGCACAAAATATGCCAACTTGAGAGCGGAGTTGTGGTTTCTCATGAGAGAATGGTTTACAGAGAGGCAGTGTAAAATCCCGCGTGATGAGCGTTTGATCGAGCAGTTGGCGACGGTGAGATACAAGTTTCAAAGTAACGGGCGTCTTTTGGTGGAATCAAAGGACGAGATCCGGAAGAGAATGCGCGGACAGAGCCCTGACGAGGCTGACGCGCTGGCGTTGACGTTCGCATCGTCTGCGGTAATTGCTTCAGCTGGGACTGAAAAGCAGAGCTGGGGCAAGCCCGTAAGAAGGGAGTACATTTTCGCGGCATGAAGACACAAGAAGAACTTGAATCTGCGATCCGGCAAGCCTATAATCAGGCCGAAAGCTGGAACGACTATCTTGGAACGATCCGTGTTCGCCTCCTAAAGGCGTACAACGGTGAACCTTACGGCAACGAGCGCGAAGGACGATCTCGGATTGTGATGACAGACGTCCGGGATACCGTTTCAGCCGTCCTTCCGAGCCTGATGAGGGCGTTTTTTGGAAGCCAGAAAGCGGTTGAATTCGTTCCAAACGACCCCTCTCAGGCTGAAATCGCTGAACAGGCCACCGACTATGTGACTTATGTCCTCCGGCAGGACAATCCGGGCTTCGTTGAGCTCTATAGATGGTTCAAAGACGCCCTAATCGGTGGGATCGGTGTTCTGAAGGTCTGGTGGGAGTCCGATAACAGCGTCAAGAAGTATGAGTTTTCCGGTTTGGACCCCACGGCTGCCGCACTCATTCAGCAAGAAACTTCCGTATCCCCGGACGTTTCTATCCAAATCTCCTCACAGGACAAAACGGGCCTCTCCGGCACGGTGATGTACAGAAACCGCAACGAGGGCGTCCGGATCCGAGCCGTCCCTCCAGAGGAATTCCTTATTGAACCCGGCGCTGTTCACCTGAATGAGTGCAAATATGCTGCCCATCGTACGCTCCAGACCATCTCGGATCTTGTTGCTCTCGGCTATGATAGGGAAAAGCTCCTTGAACACGCCACGAACCAGTCCCGTACGGACGTGTTCGGACAAGAGCGGATCTATCGATGGGGGAACCTGCTCCAAGACGAGCTGAACCCCATTGACGACAGCCAACGTTACGTCCTTTACGTCGAGCATTACGTCCTGATCGACTCCGACGATGATGGTATCGCTGAGAGGCATAGAATCTGCACCATCGGGGAGGACATGGAGATTGTCAATGACGAAGTCGTTGACGAGATCCCGTTTGTCGTAGTTATGTGCGATCCGGAGCCACATCAGCTAGTTGGGTCCTCCCTTGCCGAGAGGGTTGAGGACGTCCAACGCATCCGGACAGCGGTTGTACGCGGCGTTCTGGACTCTCTTTCACAGGCTATCGTTCCCAGAATCGCCGTTGTGGAGGGTCAGGCTTCGCTCGCGGACGTGCTAAATACGGACGTCGGTGCACCTATCCGAATGGCCGCACCGGGCATGGTCGCTCCGTTGGCTACGCCCTTTGTAGGCAAAGAAGCGATCCCTCTCCTGGGCTATCTGGATGAAGTCAAAGAGAACCGAACCGGCGTGACGAAGGCGGCTGTGGGTTTGGATCCGGATTCGTTGCAATCCGCGACTCAGGCAGCCGTCGCAGCTACCGTTAAGGGCGCTCAGGAGCGTGTCGAACTGCTGGCTAGGTTGTTTGCGGAGTCGGGCGTAGCGCCTCTCTATAGACTGATTTACCGTCTTCTTTATCGGAACCAGAGGGCCCAACGCGTTGTCCGCCTCCGGGGCAGGTGGGTTCCCGTCAACCCGTCCTCATGGGTCTCCGATTTGCAGGTTTCCGTCCTGGTGGGTATCGGTGAGGCGACGATTCAAGAGCGGATTCAGACTCTTCTGGGTCTTGCAGCGAAGATCGAGAAGTTGCTGGAGATGCTTGGTCCGTCGAATCCGATTGTGCCCGTTCGTGGATATCGTGACTTGCTCGCGGAGGCTGCGGAGATGTCCGGTATTTATAACACAGGGAAATTCTTCCCTCCGGTCACTCCCCAGGCCGAACAGGCTATGGCTGAAGCCGCTTCCAAGCCTGATCCGGAAAAGGAAGTCGCTACGATGGTTGCTCAGGTTCAGGTTGAGCAGATCAAGGCCGATATTTCTATGAAGCAGGCTGAACTCAAGCTTAAAGAGCAGGACGTTCAGCTTAAGCACGAAAGGGAGATGAAACAGATGGCCGTTGAGGCCGAATTGAAGATGGCCGAACTGAAGATGAAATACGAGATCGAGAAGGAGAAGCTCAAGAATGCAAATGCGTCATCTGAAGGATGAGGAATTGATCGAGGCAGCTGGGTTTGGACGGCAAGCTCGTGATATTCTTGAGAATTCACCTGTCTTGTCCAATCTGAAGTTGAGTTATCATAATCAATGGGAAGGATGTTCTTCACCGGAAGATAGAGAGGAGATCTGGTATAGGCTCCGAGGACTCCTCGATATCGTCCGAGAGTTGAATAGACTTATCGATTACGGTAAGGTTTGTGAACAAGAGCTTGACAGAAGGAGGAAGAGAAATGCCTGAGAATACGGGCCAAGCGCAAGCAGCCCCTCAAACGGCCAAAACCCCTGAAGAGGCGATTTTGGGCCTTCTTGGCGACGAGGAGGAGCCAGAAGAGAAGCCGGAAAATGAGCAGGAAGAACCACAAGATGAAGAAGAGCCCGAAGAAAAGCCGGAAGGCGAATCCGAAGGCGAACAAGAGAAAGAGCCCTCTTACAAGGTCAAAATCGACGGCGAAGAAATAGAAGTCCCGCTATCGGAGCTGACCAAGGGCTATCAGCGTCAGGCCGATTATACGAGGAAGACGCAGAAGATTGCAGAGGAACGCCGGCGAATTCAGCAGGAGCTCGAGACAGTGACCCAGGAGCGGGTGAAATATTCTTCCGCTCTTGAGACGCTGGAAAAGCAACTTTCCGGACCGGAGCCGGATTGGGAAACACTTGAAGCTTCAGGATCCCGTCCGGTTTGCGGATGAATTCACGGCGTATCATCGTCGTAAACAGGCTCTGGAGGCTATTAAGAAAGAGCAGGAAGCCGTCCAGAAGTTGGCCGAACTTCAGCAGCAGGCCGTTCTTGAGCGTCGTCTTGCTGAGGAAAAGGAGCTGTTGACGTCGGCCATTCCAGAGTGGGTTGATAAGGAGAGAGCGGACAAAGAGCGTGAAGCTCTTGTCGAATATGGCCGAAAAGCGGGGTTCTCGGATGAGGAGCTCAGCCAGATCTATGATCACCGTGCTGTTGTCCTCCTCCGGAAAGCTTGGTTGTATGACCAGGCCCGGGAACAAGCCGAACAGACCAAGAAATCCGCTCCGAAAGTAAAAACCGCACAACCTGGGACTGCTCAACTGAAACAAACACGTGTCAAGGAGGCGCGTGCAAGGTTGACTAAAACTGGATCGCTGGAGGATGCTGCAGCGGTTCTGGAATCCATGTTGTGAGGTAACCAAAAATGGCTATTGTTTCGAACACCTATCTGACTTACGATGCCAAGGGCATTCGTGAAGATTTGGCGGATGTTATTTATAACATTTCGCCCGAGGAAACTCCTTTCTTTACTCTGTGCAAGAAGTATGACGCGAAGCAGACGCTCCATGAGTGGCAGACGGATGCTCTCGCGTCCCCCGATACGAGTAACGCTCATTTGGAAGGTGATGAGGCGACCTTCTCCGCCGTCACGCCGACCGCGCGTATCGGTAATTATGCGCAGATCAGCCGTAAGACTGTGATCATCTCCGGTACGGAGGAGGTGGTCAATAAGGCTGGCCGGAAGAGTGAGCTTGCTTACCAGCTTGCAAAGCTTTCCGCCGAGCTGAAGCGCGATATGGAAGCCATCGCTCTTGCGAATCAGGGCGCGGCGGCTGGAAACTCTACTACGGCACGGAAGACCGGTGCGGTTTTGGCCTTTATCAAGACCAACGTGAACAAGGAAGCTACCGGTGCTAACCCTTCTTGGACCACTATTCCTACCGGCACACGTACTGATGGGGCTACCCGGGCTTTCACAGAGGCGATCCTTAAAGACGTCATCCTGCAAGTCTACAATTCCGGTGGCACGCCTAAAGTGCTGATGGTTCCTCCCGCCCAAAAGCAGGTTGCTTCCACCTTCACCGGCATTGCTTCGACCCGCTTCAACGTCGCCGGTGCTAAGCCGGCTACGATCATCGGCGCTGCCGACATCTATGTCTCCGACTTTGGCAACGTCGAGATCGTTCCGAACCGGTTCATGCGCTCCCGGGACGCCTTGGTCCTCGACCCACGCTATTGTGGCGTCTTCTATCTCCGTCCGTTCAAGCAGGAAGCCCTTGCGAAGACGGGCGACGCCGAGAAGAGGCAGCTGCTCGTGGAGTGGGGCCTTCGGATTGGCAATGAGGCGGCTCTTGGTTTGGCTGCTGACTTGTCGTAACCTGATCTGAGGGGAAGGGGCCCGGTCCCCTTCCCCTCCTTTGAAACTGATATGATTTCTAAGATTTTTAAGAAAGATCCGGAAACACAGACAGAAACTTGGCACCACTATGATCCTGATACCGATAAGGTGACTCTAGAGGTGCGCCAGGTTGTAGATCATATCGCCGAATCGAACGAGGCAGAGAGGAACAGCTACTCATCTTTCGATAAGTTCGGCGAGATGAGAAAAGTCGCTTCGATTCCGCTGAACGTCTATTATGACCTGAAACGGAANGGCATCATCGACGATCCGGCGGAATTCAAGAAATGGTTGAACAGTTCAGAAAATAAAATTTTCCGAACGTTTCCTAAGACGATCTGATGACATACCCAGAATTGAAAGTCGCCATTGCCGACTGGCTCAACCGGTCGGATTTGATTACGTCCATCCCTCTCTTCATCCAGATGGCGGAGACGGAGCTCAACCGCAAGGTCCGGACGCGCAATATGGAGTCTACGCAGAGCCTGTCCACCACCTCCGATACTCTTTCACTTCCGTCGGACTTCTTGGAGCCGATTGAGGCCTATATCGTCGACCAGACTGGCCGCCGGCGTCCGTTGCAGTTCGTAACCCCTCTTCAGTTCCAGCAACACAAGAATTCCCACATTACAACGGGGATCCCTGCGGTGGCCCTTGTTCAGGGCAGTTCGCTCTTGCTTTCGCCGGCACCGCAGACCAGCTTTAACGGGGAACTGCTGTATTATGCCAGCATCCCTGTTTTGTCTGATTCCAACCCGACGAATTGGCTGATTCAGAAGTATCCCGATCTCTATCTATACACGTCCTTAATGCATTCGGCTCCGTTTCTTCACGATGATGAACGATTGCCTATCTGGTCGAGCAAG